CATTGCGCCAGAGATATACGCCAGCAAGGATTACGACAAGCCGACTCAAGCCGAACCGGGATCCGATGCGAAGATACGTATAATGATCGATAGGGTTCGACGCGGACTTAACCCGACCTCACCAGGCGATCGAAAGAAACAAGTGCCGCGTGATAACATAAAAACAGAACACAGAATTCATCTTAGACTTAATGACATTGACTGCGAAGGAGACGAAATTTGACTACAAGTAAAAATAATGGTAAGCCAACCGGTAAAATAAAGTCCAACCGTGGACGTAAACCCGTACTCAGTATGGACATAGTTGCGTCTAATATCGTTTTGTACTCTGGCAATTTGTCGCGGGTTGCGAAGGCTTGCCACGTCGCGCGCAGTTGCGTCCATGACTTTATTAACCTGCATCCGCAATTAAAGAAATTGATTGAAGATGCCCGAGAGTCTATGATCGATGACGCGGTTGATGGATTACATAAAGCCGTCAAAAGCGGTGAGGCATGGGCAATATGTTTTCTTTTGAAATGTCAAGGTAGGGCTCGAGGGTATAGCGAAAAGCACGAACTCACCGTCGAGGCTGTTCGGCGTGAAATAGTTGAGGAAATTGTTGATGCGCCAACCACGGCAACCATTACAAACGTCAGTCAAATTGCATATGGCTCAAGCACAATTCCATCACTGCCAGGCACGGTATAGGGGATTTGTTGGGGGCCGTGGCGCGGGCAAATCTTGGATCGGCGCATATGACATGATTAAGCGCGCCATGTCGCCAGAAGGCCGTGGTCGTCTCTACCTAGTCGCCGCTCCAACGTACCCAATGTTGTCTGACTCATCGATCAGAACAACCGTTGAAATATGCCGCATGTTGGGCGTGTACAATCATGATTCGCTGAAACGTCAACCGCCTTCACTACTTTTGCCAAACAATTCTGAAATTCTATTTCGATCGGCCGACGATCCGGAACGACTACGCGGTCCTAACCTTTCAGGTGTTTGGCTCGATGAGGCCTCCCTAATGACTCACGAAGCCTATACGGTCGCCATCGCCACGTTGCGGGAACGCGGTCAAGCTGGCTGGCTATCTGCAACTTTCACCCCGAAAGGCCTAGGCCATTGGACCTACGATACGTTTGCCACTGGCAAGCCAGATACCGCCCTAATTCGAGCGCAAACAAAAGCTAATCCGTTCCTCGACGCGGGATTCATTATGGCGCTGGAGGCCCAATATAGCGACCGTACCGCATTGCAAGAACTGTCGGGCGAGTTCGTCGATTCTGAAGGCGCTGAATGGCCAGCAGAACATTTTGGCCCACATATTTGGTGGAACGGTTCGTGGCCACAATTGCAATGCAAAGTTATCGCCGTCGATCCATCAAAAGGCCGGGAAGCGAAGCAAGGCGATTTTAGCTCGATCGTTATGTTAGGCCGCACCATGGACGGCGCGCTTTATGTCGATTCTGATATGGTGCGAGTCAATACAGAAGTGCTAGTCGATATGATTCTCGAAAGGCAACGCGAATTCAACGCTGACCTAGTCGTGATCGAGGCCAATCAATTTCAGGAACTTATCGCCGTGCAACTTATGGAACGCGCTCGAGGTCGAGGCATGGCCATACCCTGCCGACCAATCGTTAACGTGGTCAACAAGCTGGTTAGAATCCGAAGGCTAGGGCCATACTTGTCGCAACGTCTATTTCGTTTTCGGGACACGCCACATAACAAAATTATCGTTGAACAAATGCGAGATTTTCCAACCGCTTCACACGATGATGGTCCGGATGCGCTCGAAATGGCATTACGTTGTATGATAGAATTACACAATGGCCGTCAAGGCAAAATGGTGACGAGGTTAGTGACATGAGTCAGCCAACATGGTTTCAAAAGCTTTTCGGCATAAAACCAGCCGATTCCACGCCATCGTTATCACAACAAAGAATCGAACTTGAAGAACAAATCAAAATCAATCGGCTCAAAAAAGCCGTGAGACTAACAGAATCAAACGCCGATACCGATTATTGGCTTACCGCGTACGTTGACCTGTTAGCCAGGTACAAGGACGGATTCGCCTTAGCTTACCCGATCACGCAACCTACCGATCGTCGATACGGCGGAAACTTTCCGTTCTGGTATTCCGAACAGCAGCTAGGCTTGATTCGCGCTCAGGCTCGACTACTCAGCACAATGAACCCAAACGCTCAAGGATTGCTGAACGGGTTGTGCAGTTATGTTATTGGATCAGGCTATAAATATGATGTTGTTGGCAAGCCCAATCGGGAAATTCCCGATGATGTTCTTGTCAAGGTCCAAGATTGCATTGATAACTTTATTGACCAGAACGCATGGACGGAAATGGAGCAAGAATTGTTTTGGCGATCTCGGGAAGATGGCGAGTTTTTCCTAAGATTATTTCCGCAAGAAAACGGCAAGATGATGGTTCGAGTCATCGAGCCGGAACAAGTGTTCATGCCGCCGGGAGAACAGCTTGCCGATTTTAGTTATGGCATTAAAACAGAATTAGATGACGTTTGTAACATTTTAGCCTATGCCATCTCATACATTTCGCCAATGGGAGAAAAGGGCGATAATCCAATGGCGACTGAAGAGGTTCCAGCGGACGAGATCGTTCACGTCAAGGTCAATGTTAAGCGCAATATCAAAAGAGGCTTATCAGATTTTTCCTACGACACGCTTGATTCATTCGCCGCCGCTGGCAAGCTACGCGCCAACTTAGGCGATGGAGCCGCCGTTCAAGCCGCGATCGCTGGCGTCAGGCAATACGATACGTCATCGTTCGCTCAAGTCGATGCGTTCGTTGGCGCTCAAACAGACTATGCGCAATACAGTCCGGTAACACAAAGAGCAACTGATTTTCAACAAATCAAAAGTGGTACATTCCTTGATATTCCAAAAGGCATGAATTATGTTCCGCCGCCGGGAGCTGCTGCTTCACAAGGTCATCTCCAGATCATGCAAGCGTTGCTACGTTCCGCTGGCAACCGCCACAACGCGCCAGAATGGCTTGTGTCGAGCGACGCCAGCAACAACAACTATGCCTCAAGCATGACTGCTGAATCGCCCTTCTTGCGCCATTGCAAACGATTACAAGAACTGTACAAACGATCGTTCCTCAAGGTTATCAAGGCCGCAATTCAAAACGCCGCCGACGCTGGATTGTTGCCAATCAATATTCTTGATTTTGTCGATGTTTCGGCAATCCCGCCAGAGCTCGAGGTGCAAGACAAGGCCGGAGTAGCTCAAGCCAATCAGGCATACGTTGCCATGGGCGTTAAGAGCCGACAAACAGTCGCTCAGGAACTCGGTCTCGATTGGGATACTGAGATAACAAATAATCAGGAATACGCCGAACAAATGGGAGGAGGCGCGCCATTGCCAATGCCGGGCGATGGATCGCAACCAGCGCAAGAACAATCCGATGAAGAGGAAGCTATGCAAGTCGCTGGTGAATCCGAAGAATCTGAAGTCGGCAACAAAATATCAAAATTACGCAAAGAAGGTTATCCGCAAGATCAAGCAATAGCGATCGCTCTTGACATGAAACGGCGTGGCGAAATAACAGAATGAATCATTTATCGAGCGTGATGGCCGCGAAAACTGGTATTCATGCCGTGGATACCGTTATTCGCATTGATCGTCAGGCCGACAAAATCGATCGCCAGACCGAAAAGATCTGGCGCAAAATCCTTGCCATCATATCGTCGTCGTTGTCATCCGACATGCAACGACAAATAACACTATTACTTCGTGAGATACAAGCCGTCGCCATGGCTGGCGTGGCTGATGCGTTACGTGATGCCGTTCAACGATCACGATTGCGAACCGCCGCAACGCTGGCCGATAAAGTGCCGATCGAATACCTATCGTTGGCAATGGCCAGCGAAAAGAACAACGCCGTCGCGCGCACACGAATTGCCGAAGGTCGTCGAGCAACCCCGGCGGAACGTCGGCAAATCGAGGCGCAATTATTGCCAGATGACGATGAGGAAACTGTTGACCGGATCGTGTATTCACCATCGGGGCAAACGACATGGCAACAACGAATGGCGCAACAAACGTCGCTGGCGTCGCCGGAATCGGTGGCGCATGACGTGACTATGGGAATGCTGAGAGGTGAGACGCCAGGTCAATTGGCTCGACGTATGGCCCCAACCGTGCAGAACGTGCGTACAACCGCTAGGCGTGTGGCGAGAACAGAATCAACCCGATGTTCAACCGAAGCCAATCTTGAGATCTACGAAAACCTAGGCGATATCATAATTGGCTACCAGATTAACGCCACGATGGATTGGCGAGTTCGTCCGCATCATGCCGCCCGAAACGGCACAATCTATTATAGAAACCCGCGTCCCGGTCAAGAATCAATGCTTAGAATGCCACGTCCGCCAATCGAGGAGGATGGCACGGTTGCGCATAATTGTCGATGTAATCTGTCGCCAGTATTTCAGCCAGCCGAACATATCGAAAACGATCCGGCATTGCGTGCCTTATTTACCGATCGGCAAGGCGACATTATTCCCGATCCGGCGACATATGAGGAATGGTTCGCTCAGGCTCCACCTAGCGAGAGACGTTGGGCTATTGGCGCGCGCCGATTGCGTGCCGCTCAAGATCGACTCGAGCCGGGCGAACAATTGAAATGGGCATCGGTCATCGATCCGCGTACTGGTCAATTGCTCAATCACGATACTATCGCCAATGAGACTTCAAGGCGACGACAAGCGCGGATAGCCGCTGTTGATGAGATTGTGGCCGAGAGGGCCTATCTTGCGCAACAAGTCGCCACATTCGGATACCTACCGCCGGAACAACCGCCGCCAGACGCAATCGTCATCGGGCCAATGCCGCCGATGGCCCCCCATGGCATGCCTCCCGCATCGGTCCAACCAACATCGTATCCGCGTGCCGATCATCGCATACCAGCGCCGCCAGCGGAAACACCTCCGCCAGCGACGCCGACATTGCCGGAACCTAAAGCAAAAATGTGGAGGGCTCCAAAAATCCGGATGGCGCAAAAGTTCGTTCAAAAACCAAAGC